TGATCCATGCTGTTCAATCTGCCTGACTTCGACCTCAAGCTGCCCAGGAAGGCGCTGATCAGCCTGGCCTGCGCCCTCCTGGCCCTCATTGGGTTGGGCATCTGGTCCTTGGTCTCCGGGCACCGGGCCAGCAGGGCCGGGGGCGATGCCCGGCAGGCGGAACTGGTAGCCTCCGCCGGAAAGGCCGCAGCCCAGGCCGGCGACAAGGAGGTCGACCGCTGGCGGGAACACCTCAAGACCCTCGACCATGGCACGGCCGAGGCCAAGGACCGGCAGGTGAAGGTGGACACGGCATTACCCACTCGCCGCGCCAAGGTGGCCCAGCTGCAGGCGGCGGTCGACTCGTCTCCGGCCGGAGACCCCATCCCCCCGGATGAACTGGTGAAACGGCTGCGGGCCCTGAACCAATCCCAGGCAGAGCTGATCCAGACCCTGGAGCTGGCCGTTTCGAGCCGGGATGAGGTGATCGCTGACCAGGCCGCTGCCCTGGACGGCCGGGATCAGCTGGTCGCCGCTCTGATCGAGGACCGGGACCATTGGAAAGCCTCGGCCGAGGCCCGGGAACAGCAAGCCGTGGCCGAACGCATCGCCAAGGATGCCCAGGAGAGCGCATCCAAGGCCAACCTCTGGATCGGCCGTGCCGAGGGCGGCGGCGCAGTTGCCGCGACCGCCTATGCCCTACATCTCCTGGGAGTCCTGTGATGAAGCGTTTCCGTCCCACCCCTTCACAAGCCGGCTCCCAGCGGGTTGAAATGTGCGTCATCTGCAGCCAGGGCCAGCTCCTGGGCGAGATGAACGGCACCTTGAAGGCCATCGCGAAGACACAGCAGGAGCATGGCGCCAAGATCGACAGCCTGGACGCCCGCCTCCGGACCCAGGAGAACCGCTCGGCCGTGGCCGGGGCGGTGGCCGCGCTGATGGTCACCCTGGGGATCGACCTGATCAAGACCAAGTTCTTCAAGGGCTGATCATGGCGCACCCTCCTGAGACCCGGACCCGGCTGCGTGCCTTCTTCATCCACGACGGCCTATCCCTGGACACGGCGGCCGAACGGCTGAGCCTCTCGTCCCGCACGGCCACCCGGTGGAAGCAAGAAGCGCTGGCCAAGGGCGATGACTGGGACAAGGCCCGTGCGGCCTCGCGCCTGGCCGGGGAGGGAGCAGAGGCGGTGTCCCAGGCGGTCCTTGAGGAGTTCCTGGCGCTGTTCCAGACGACCCTGGGGGAGATCAAGGGCAACCGCGACCTGAAGCCGATGGAACGGGCTGAGGCCATCAGCCGCCTGTCGGACGCCTACACCAAGACCATGTCATCCGTGGCCAAATCCGCCCCGAAGCTGAACCGCCTGGCTGTCGCCAGCGAGGTCCTGCAGCTGCTCGCGAAGTTCGTGCAGACCAAGGTGCCCAAGCACGCGCCGGCCCTCATGGAGGTCCTGGAGCCATTCGGTGAGGAGCTGGTGGCCGCCTATGGCTAACCGCGTCCAATTCAACAAGAAGGATTTCCTGGCCGGTCTGCGGGAGCTGACCGAGGACCTGCGCCAGCAGGTGGAGGCCAAGGTTTCGGGGTTCGACCCGGACCTGGCCGCCCAGACCAAGCGCAAGGGTAAGGCGGCCAAGGACTTCGGGTTCTTCTGCCGGACCTACTTCCCGCACTACATCCAGGCCGCGCCATCGCTCCTGCATACCTACCTGTTCGAGCGCCTGCCACGCCTGGCCCACACCCGTTCGGGCGCCAAGCTGGCGATCGCCGCGCCCCGGGGCGAGGCCAAGTCGACCATCTGCAGCCAGCTGTTCGTGCTCTGGTGCGTGGTTCATGGCCTGCGGCACTACATCCCCATCATCATGGACGCCTTCGAGCAGGCCGCGACGATGCTCGCGGCCATCCAGGCGGAGCTGGAGGGCAACGCCAGGCTGAAGATGGACTTCCCGGACGCCTGTGGGCAGGGCCCGGTCTGGCAGGCCGGAGTGATCGTCACCCGGAACAACATCAAGATCCAGGCCTTCGGTTCCGGCAAGAGGATGCGCGGCCTGCGCCATGGCCCACACCGGCCCGACCTGGTGATCTGCGACGACCTGGAGAACGATGAGAACGTCCGCAGCCCGGAGCAGCGGGACAAGTTGGAATCCTGGCTGAAAAAGGCCGTGCTCAAGCTGGGCGCGGCCGATGACAGCCTGGATGTCCTGGTGATCGGGACGGTCCTGCACTACGATTCGGTCCTGGCCCGGCTGCTCAAGAACCCCCTGTGGGAGAGCCGGACGTTCAAGGCCATCCTCGAATGGCCACATCGGATGGACCTGTGGGACCGCTGGGAAGAGGTCCTGCTCAACCATGGCCAGGAGGCGGCCGAGGCGTTCTACCGGGAGCGCCAGGCGGAGATGGACCGGGGGGCGGTGGTGTCCTGGCCGGCCCAGCGCCCCATCCTGGTACTGATGCGGATCCGTGCCCGGGACGGGCATGCCGCCTTCGACTCGGAGCTGCAGAATGATCCCATTTCCCTGGAAGACGCGCCGTTCGGGGAAGTGACCTTCTGGGTAGAGGACAACCCGCGCTGGGTCTACTTCGGTGCGGTGGACCCCTCCCTGGGCAAGAACAACCGCGGCCGGGACCCGAGCGCCATCCTGGTGGGCGGGTTCGACCGGGAGGCCGGAATCCTGGACCTGGTCGAGGCTTCCATCTGTCGGCGGCTGCCGGATCGGATCATCGAGGACATCATCGCGATGCAGGCCCAGTACCGCTGCATCCTTTGGACGGTGGAGGCGGTCCAGTTCCAGGAATTCCTGCGCACGGAGCTGGTGAAGCGGTCCGCCAAGCGAAGCATCCCGGTCCCGGCCCGGCCGATCATCCCCAACACGGACAAGATCTTGCGTATCGAGGGCCTACAGCCGCACGTGGCCAATGGCCTGATCCGGTTCCACCCCCGGCTGACCACCCTGCTGGAGCAGCTGCGGCACTGGCCCAAGGCCGACCACGACGACGGTCCAGACGCGTTGGAGATCCTCTGGACCTCGGTCCAGAAGGCGGCCGTGACGTTCGGTTACCAGGCGGTCACTCCGAAAGGCCGGGCAGGACGCAACATTCGACGCTGGAAAGGGGCTCTGTGATGGCCACCCTCTACGACGCTCATGGCAACCTGGTCGACTTCAAGGCCCTGCGCCAGGAGCTGGCGGCCCCCTCGCTGACATCGGTCCGCCAGGTGATCTCCGACCACCCGACCTCCGGGCTGACCCCGGAACGCCTGGCGCGGCTGCTCCGGGCCTCCGAGGAAGGCGATGCCGAGGCCTACCTGTCCCTGGCCGAGGACATGGAGGAAAAGGATCTCCACTACCGGGCCCAGCTCCAGACCCGCAAGCTGGCCTGCGCCGGTCTGCCTCTGGAGGTGGTGGCCGCCTCGGAGTCCAAGGACGACCAGGACGACGCGGACCTGGTCCGGGAGGTCCTGGCCCAGGACGGGGTGGAGGATGTTCTGGTGGACATGCTGGATGCCCTGGGCAAGGGGTTCTCGGTCACTGAGATCTTATGGGACACCAGCGGCAAGCAATGGCGGCCCAAGGAACTGGTCTGGCGGGACCCGCGCTGGTTCCCCTTCGACATCGCCGACGGGCGTACCCCTCTTCTCTGGGACGCGGGCCTGCCGGTGCCCCTGGCGCCGTTCAAGTTCATCGTCCACCAGCCCCGGCTCAAGTCGGGCCTGCCCATCCGGGGCGGGCTTGCCCGGGCGGCGGCCTGGGCCTGGCTGTTCGGGAACTATGCCCTCAAGGACTGGGTTGGGTTCTGCGAGCTGTTCGGCCAGCCGATCCGGCTCGGGACCTACCCGGCCAGCGCCAGCGATCAGGACATTGACATCCTCAAGGAGGCCGTGGCCAACATCGGTTCCGACGCGGCGGCGGTGGTTCCGGAGGGCATGCAGATCGAGTTCAAGGAGGCAGCCACCAAGAGCGCCAGCTCCGACCTGTATGAAAAGCTGCTGCGCTACTTGGATGAGCGGGTCACCCTGGCGGTCCTGGGACAGACCCTCACCTCCGGCCAGACCCGGGGCGGGGGCGGCAGCCTGGCCCTGGGCCAGGTTCACAACCAGGTGCGCCTGGATCTCCGCCGGGCGGATGCCCGGCAGCTAGGCGGCACCCTCACCCGGGACTTGGCCAAGCCCCTGGTGGACCTCAACCGAGGGCCTCGAAAGGCCTACCCGAAGGTGCGCCTGCAGGTGACCGAGTCGGAGGACCTCAAGGCCCTGGCCGAGAACCTGTCCAAGTTGGTGCCGCTTGGCCTGCGGGTCGAGGCGTCCAAGGTCCGGGCCCGGTTCGGCTTTCCCGATCCGCCCAAGGGCCGGGATGTGGAGCTGCTCACTCCGCCCGCGCCAAACGTTTCGCGGTCCGGCGAGGTTCGTTCGGAGCATGCCCGGGGCGGGTGTCCCAGCTGCGCCCAGGCCCGGGCGGAGGCCCCGGATGCCGCCGATCTCCTGGCCGACCAGCTGGAAGGCGAGGCCCAGGAAGCCATGGACCGCCTGCTGGAACCGGTCCGGCGCCTGGTTACGGGGGCGAAGACCCTGGAGGAGATCCGGGACGGCCTCCTGGAACTTTATCCGGACATGGAGACGGCCGCCTTCGCGGAGCTGTTCACCCAGGCCATGACGGCCGGGGCCATGGCCGGCCGGTTCGAGGTCGGCCATGGCCGGTGAGGAGCTGGACATCCAGGTCGGCCGGGTGCCGTTCCAGGAAGCGATCGACTTCTTCCGGGCCAAGCAGCCCTTGCCGACCCAGCGCTATACCGACCTGGTCCACGGCATGCACGACCGGGCCTTCGTCATTGCCGGGGTGACCCGGCAGGATGTCCTGGTGGATGTCCAAGCCGCGGTGCAGAAGGCTCTCCAGGAGGGCACCACGCTGCAGGAGTTCCAGAAGAGCTTCGAGGCGGCCATCGCCGGCAAGTGGAGTCCCAGGCAGGGCACCGCCTGGCGGGCCCGGGTGGTCTACGAGAACAACGTCCGCACCGCCTATGCCGCCGGGCGCTACCGCCAGCTCATGGACATGCGCTCCACCCATCCGTTCTGGCGCTACCGGCATGGTGACTCCCGGCGCCCCCGGCTCCAGCATCTGGGCTGGGACGGCCTGGTGCTGCGCTGGGATGACGTCTGGTGGCAGGCCCACTATCCGCCCAGTGCCTGGGGCTGCAGGTGCTATGTGGATGCCATGGATGAGGTGGACCTGGAGCAGCTGGGCAAGACCGGTCCCGACCAGGCGCCGCCGGTCGTACTGCGGGAGGTCAAGTTCGGCGACTGGACCATGAAGGTCCCCGACGGGGTGGATCCAGGGTGGGGCTACATCCCGGGGCAGAACTGGGCGACCTGGCCGGCCCAATCGCCCCAGGGCGTGCCCTCGCCCAGCTCGCCCAAGGCCTCCTGGAAGCCCCTGACGCCCGGGAACTGGGAGACCCTGGGCCGGCCGGCCCAGGTACCGGCAGAGCCGGCCCGGAGCGCCCTTCGGCCCCGGACCCCCGACCGGGACGCGGTGATCCATGGCCTGGAGGAGGTCCTGGGCGGGCGCCAGAAGATCTTCAGGGTGGGCGGGGGCGATTGGCAGGTGCCCCTGGTGGTGGACGCCGAGGGCCTGGGCGGGCACCTGCCGCCCGACCGGGGGCGCTACCTGGGTCTGCTGCCGGAGCTGCTGGAAGACCCGTTCGAGATCTGGGCCGGCTTCCTGGAGGATGAAGTCACCGGCCAGGTGATCCTGCGGCACCGCCTAGTCAAGGCGGTGCAGCTGGACGACGCGGCGGACAAGAAGCTGCTGCTGGTGGCCGAGGGCAACCACAAGGGCGTCCTGGAGGCCATCACCTTCCTGCCGATGAGCCGGGCGCGCGAACTGAACAAGTCCCGCTGGGGCCTGCTGATCCATGGCCGGTGAGGGCAACTCCCGGCCGGCCGTCCGGGATGGCCACCATCTCCCCATGTGGCGGGGCGGGCGCCCACCAGCAGCCGTAGGCGCCACATGCCGGCTGCGGGTGCGGATAGGTAAAGCGTGGATCGGGGCGCCGGGGGTGTCAAGTGCGCTTGATCGTTGAAATCCATGACAACGAGGCCCGGGTCGGTCTGATTCGGCTGCAGCAGGGCCTGGCGAATCCCAAGCCGATCCTCCAGGGGGCAGGCGAATATCTGGCGACCGATGCCAAGGAGCGGATCCGCGCCGGCGGGCCGGCTCCGGACGGCACCGCCTGGAAGCCCCTGTCCCCCCTGACCCTGGCCCTGAAGAAGGGGCCGGGGATCCTCCGGGAAAAGGGCTACCTGCTGGACAGTATCGCCTACCAGCTCGCCGGAGAAACGGCCGTGGCGATCGGTGCCCGGATGATCTATGCCCGCATCCAGCAGCGGGGCGGAACCATCAAACCACGCAAGGGCAAGGCGTTGCGCATTCCAGGGCTGGCCAGCCCGCGGGGTTCCGTCACCATCCCGGCCAGGCCCTACGTGGGGGTCTCGGAACGGGGCCGGGCGGTCCTGGAAAAGAAAATCCTTCTCTGGCTCCAGAAATTGGCCCAGGGTTGATCCCGGGGGGCGGAGGCTCCCATGGGGGCGGCCGAAACCTCCCGAGGCGAGTAAACGGGTAGTAAACGCCTTCGCGGGGCCTTCCAGGGGCGGGATGGACCCCGGGGATCCGGCCCAGGCGATCCCAAACCGATTTCCCAAGGGTCGGGCCCGATGCGCGCGAGGGTCAGGGCTCTTGAGGTTCGGTGCCCGTGAAACCGTGTCTTGCCATCGCCGTCCATAACATGGTGATCCCCGACCAGGTCGGGGAGTGGTTCCACCTGATTCCCGCCGGAACCTTCCTGGGCAGGGACGGCCGCGGCCCGTACACGCTGGCGGATCCCGAACGCGTGTTGGCGGAGTTCGCCGCCAGGGGGGCCGACCTATGCGTTGATTACGACCACCAGTCCCTGTCCGCCGCGGAAAAACAGGGGCCGGTCCCGGCCTCCGGCTGGATCAAGGCCCTGGAGTCCCGGGAGGACGGGATCTGGGGCCGGATCGACTGGACCGAACGGGCCCAAGCCCACCTGGCCGCCAAGGAGTACCGCTACCTCTCCCCGGTGTTCAGCTTCAACCCCCAGACCGGCGAGGTCGTGCGCCTGGACGGCGCCGCCCCGAGCCGCCAAGGAGCTTCCATGGAAGAGTTCCTGGAGCAGCTGCGCTGGCTGCTCAACCTCCCCGTCGGCGCCACCGCCGACGACATCAAGGCCCACCTCGAAAAGATCAAACAGCAGATCGAGGCGGGCCAGACCGCCGGCGAGGCCATGAGCAAGCTGCTCGGCCTGCCCGCTGGCACCGCACTGGCGGAGATCGCCACGGCGGTCCAGGCCCGGGTCGGCCAGGCCCCGGACCCGGCCCAGTGGGTGCCCAAGGCCGAGTACGAGCGGGTGGCCAACGCCCTGGCCCAGAACACCGCCGACCAGAAGGCCGCCCGGGTGGACCAGGTCGTGCGGGCCGCCATGGCCGCCGCCAAGATCTCCCCGGCCCTGGAAGGCTGGGCTCGGGACTACGCCAACCGGGACCTGGAGGCGTTCAACGCCTACGTCGCCAAGACCCCGGCGATCGTCGCCGACGCCCACGGCAAGAACCCGCCCCAGGGGGACGGCCTGCCCACCCTCACTGCCGACCAGGAAGCCGTGGCCCGAGCCTGCGGCCTCAGCCGGGAGGCGTTCGCCCGCACCCTGGCGGGAAAGGAGTAATTCATGACGGCCCTTGCCGCTGATCGCAACACCCCCCGCCGGGACGGCGTCCGCTTCCGGCATCCCCTGGCCGCGGGCGTCCGGACCTTCGCCGGCGGCATCGCCGTCCTGGACGCCTCCGGCAACGTCAAGCCGGCCGCCACGGCCACCGGCCTGATCGCCGCCGGGATCTTCACCGAAGCGGTGGACAACCGCTCCGGCCAGGCCGGCGACCTCTCCGTGAACGTGGAGAAAGGGATCTTCGGATTCGCCTCGGACGGCTCCCTCACCCGGGCCCACATCGGCCACGACGTCTTCCTGGTCGACGACCAGACCGTGGCGGCCACCGACGGGTCCGGGACCCGGAGCACCGCCGGCCGGCTGAGCGACTTCGACGGCACCACCGCTTTCGTCCACTTCGCCTAGGAGGCGCCCATGATCATCAACCAGGCCAACCTGGTCTCCCTCACCACGGCCTTCAAGACCAGCTTCCAGGAGGGCTTCAACAGCTACCAGCCCCGGTACCAGCAGGTGGCCACCACCGTCCCGTCCACCACCGGCCAGGAGTCGTACAACTGGCTTGGCCAGTGGCCGAAGATCCGGGAGTGGATCGGCGATCGCCAGGTGCAGAACCTCAAGCAGTTCGGTTACACCATCAAGAACAAGGACTTCGAGACCACCGTCGCGGTGCCGCGCAACGACATCGAAGACGATCAGTACGGCACCTACACCCCGCTCATGCGGGAGCTGGGATTCGCCGCCAAGGTCCACCCCGACGAGCTGGTGTTCGCCCTCCTGGCGGCGGGCTTTTCCGAGAAGTGCTTCGATGGCCAGTATTTCTTCGACTCCGACCACCCGCTGGGCGACGGCACCGTCAGCAACGTGCAGGCCGGGTCCGGGCCGGCCTGGTTCCTCCTGGACACCACCCGGAGCCTGAAGCCGCTGATCTTCCAGGAGCGCAAGAAATACAAGTTCACTCCCCTGGTCCGGGAGGAAGACCCGAACGTGTTCTGGAAGAAGGAGTACGTCTACGGCGCGGACGGCCGCTCCAACGTCGGCTTCGGCTTCTGGCAGATGGCCTTCGGTTCCAAGCTCGGCCTGGACAAGACCAACTTCGCCGCGGCCAAGGCGGCCATGACCGCCCTCAAGAGCGACCAGGGCCGGCCCCTGGGCATCCGGCCCAGCCTCCTGGTGGTCGGCCCCTCCCTGGAGCAGGCCGCGCTCGACCTGATCAAGGCCGAGCGCACTGCCAATGGCGCCACCAACACCCTCTTCAACAGCGTGGACATCGAGGTGTCCCCCTACCTGCCCTGAGGCATTCCATGGCGAAGAACAACCAGGCCGCACCGGCGGCCACCAACAAGTCCCCGTTGCCGGCCACGGACGGGGCCATTCCCGCCCTCAGCGTGCGCAGCGTCCAGGAGAGTTTCTGCCGGGCTGGACGCTGCTGGACCCAGGAAGTCCAGGTGGTCGCCCTGTCCGAGTTCACGGAGGAACAGGTGGCCGCCCTCCTGGGCGAGAAGAACCTGGTCGTGGAGGCCGCCGCCCTCCCGGCCCCCACCGATGGAGGGAACTGACATGCTCTACGCCTCCGTCGCCGACCTCCAGGGCCGCTACGGCGATCTGCTCTCGCAGATCCTGGGCAGGGTGGACCCCGAGTCCAACGACCAGGTCACCGCGGCCCTGGAGGACGCGACGGCGGAGGTGGACGGCTTCCTGCAGGGGCGCTACACCCTGCCCCTGCAGCCGGTGCCCCGGATGATCACCCAACTGACGGTCGATATCGTCATCTACCGCCTGCTCCCCCTCCGGCCGGAGGTGACGTCCGAGGATGCCCGGGGCCGCTACAAGGACGCCCGGGCCACCCTCACCGCCATCCGCGACGGTCGCATGGACCTGGGGTCGACCCTGGCCCAGGTGCTGCCCAAAGGGCCCGGCATGGTCCAGGTGACCTCCCAGCCCCGGCTGTTCCGCCGGGACCGCCTGCGGGACGCCTGATGGCCACCATCGCGGCGTTGGAGGGCGCCATCCGGGCCCGGCTGGAGGCGAAGGTCCCCGGACCTCCGGTCAAGCCCTATCCCAACGATCCCAAACTTTACAAGATGTTCGACCCCAAGTGGGAACTGCTGGTGGCCTACCGGGGGGGGACGTTCGAGGCGTCCAG